AAGCTAACAGACTGACTTCAAAAACTGACTGGTACATGATTCGGTATTTTGAACTAGGACCGTCTAATTCTGATGGTGCTGTTCCTTCTGCTGTGTCTACTTATCGCCAACAGATCCGTGCGGCTTCTCATACTTACTGTACTGCACTTCTTGCAGCAAGTGATTTTAGTGCTGCTACCAGTGTGGCTGATGTATCTTGGCCAACTGAACTTGATTCCAACACTTATTATTTTGAGTGAGTGATGGAATTTCCTAGACTTGAGCTACCACGTCTAGACCTTCCTAATGCTCCAAAGATGCCTGTACCTACGTTAGAGCTGCCTAGTGCAGACATACCTAGGTACACACCTTTAGTGGTCCCGCCTAGTGACCTTAGAGCACCGCCTGGTGTTAAAGGAGGTGTAAATGATGTCACACCAGAAACAATTAAACCTACAANTAAACCTACAATTAAACCTACAATTAAACCACCTGAGATAAGACAGATAACTCTGCCTGGCACAGATGTTGATGTCCCACTACCAACTAATGAGATATTAGTTACTGCTGGAACTACTGCTGTTGTCTCCGTAGCTGCCACACTAACTGCTACGGCTATTTTTAAACGTCTTGTTGATTTAATGAAGCCCATTGTCAAACAAGTATGGACTCGCCTAACAAAGAAAAAGACAAGCTCGGATACCTCATCCGATTCCTAATCTTAGCTTGGACTGCAGCCTTGCTGACAGCCTCCTATATGGGTAAGATGGAAAAGATGGACCCGACTTATGTAGCCTCGATCCTTAGTGGAACGCTCGCTACCTTTGCCATTGAACGAGAGAAAAAACAATGAAGCTATTACTGCTTTTATTACTACTGCCTACCGCAGTATCTGCCCAGTCTGTGACTCCTAATTTCACACAGGGCAGTATGCAATCGACAACAACAATTACTCAGGAAGTTACTGAAACTATTGCCCATGAAATTTATGGAGGAGCCACATCCTCATGGTCTGGAACAAATGTAACTCCATCCTCAGATCTATCAAGCTTTACTGTAAACGACGGTGCAACCAACTTTCAGTACGAGGTAACAGTCAGAGCGGCTGGAGTNATCGAAACAATAGACATAACAAGGGATATAGATTTATCNTCTACTACTACCTCTTTGTCTGTATTCTCCCAGTGAATGCAGAACCTGAGGTTCATAACTCATCGAACCCTGTTGCTGCGGCTACAGGTAATGTTACTAACCAAGCGGTGCANATCCAAAACAATGGTGCACCGTCTAGACAATACATGTTTCCTAACAACTCCTGTAATGGGAGTACCATGACGCTGACACCGTTTGTTATGGGAAATAACACCACGCCTTATGATCATGAAAGCAGAGTCACTACCGCTAACTGGGGATTTCAGGTAGGCTTTGCAGTGCCATTNGATGGTGGTCTGACTGAATTGTGTAAGTCTATTGCCCGTCAGCATGAAGACAAGATGAAGTTGGATTATGAGTTGACCAGAGCATTAAAATGTTCTGAGATCCAAAAGAACGGGTTTATGATCAGACCCGGTACCCGAGTCGCACACATGTGCTCGGATGTTATACCTATAGCAGCTTATGAAGAAAGCAACTGAGAACCAGTTTAATGAGCTCCATAACCTTGTGACTAAAGAATTTCTCTCTCGTATTAAAGCTGGAGAGGCATCTACTCAAGACCTCAAGGCAGCTTGTGACTGGCTTAAAGCCAATGATATCTCTGGTGTTGCGTATGAAGGTAATCCTTTAGACAAGCTTGCTACAGTCATCCCTAAGATTGATCCTGAATTGGTTCAACGGAGATTGTATGGCAAGAAAACGTAACCACAAAAGAGAATACGCACAGCGACGGGAGTATCTCAAAGCTTACCGTCGAAAAAACAAAGACAAAGACGCCTCAAGAGCTAGAGCTAAACGTTCTATGAAATGTGGTCCTGGTAAAGAAGTTGATCACAAAGACAACAATGCCAGGAACAACAATAGAACTAACCTTCAATGTGTTCCTCGAAAGAAGAACCGACAGAAAGGAGCTAAGAAAACTAACTCTCGTAAATGACGCCTTTACTTCCTAACCCTGATTACTACATAGCAAACCTAATAACCATGACATCCTCTGAAGCAACTCGTCTTTGGAGGCGAGCTATCAAAGAGTCGTTCGACTGTACATGTGTTTATTGTGGAGAAACTTATGATTTTAATGAACTTACTATTGACCACGTTCATCCGCGATCTCGTGGAGGTGAAACAATATCTAGCAACTGCGTACCGGCGTGTCGATGTTGCAATCAGAGTAAAGGAAGTAGAAACTGGGAAGATTGGATGCTAGCTAGATTTGGCTTGCATCCCGAACGTAAACAACTCATTCTTAATCACATCAATGGCTGAAAAGAGAAAAGGACTTATGTCCCAAATCGCTGACTATCAGCGTGAAGAGCGTCAAAAGCGCACTTATGCAACCAAAGCAAAGCCCAAGCTGTCTGCTAAAGCAGCTAAAGCTAAGGTTGACACCAAGAAAGCCTATAGCTACAATAAGCGTCTAGACCAAAGTCTAGGTGCACGCAACGGTAAGAAATCCCAAAGCATGAAAGACCGTCGCNATGAGAGCAAAGGTGCAGAGAAGGCAGCAGGACGGCCTGCATACTCTGGTAACAAGTCTTCTANNCAAGGCACTANCTCTACGCCTTCTAAGTCTGGTACCTATGGTAAGTCTCTTCCTTCCAATCCGAAGCTGAAGAACGTCACCATGGCTCCTCGTAAAAAAGCGCCCCTGGTACTGGTCGTACTGGTGCAGCTGCAGCTAAAGCAGCTAANCGCGCAGGTCCCCAGCCTAAGAACAAGCATAAGGAGACCAAGCGTAAAGTCAATCGTCGTGGTCGTCGGGTCTGATAGCCTATGTCTACTGCTAAGATTGCAGCGCAAATCGCTGAGTTCGAGAGAACCAATCCTAAAGCAAGAGGCATCCCAAAGGAACTAAAGAACGCTTACCAAAAAGCTTTTCTAGCAGAAGCGGAAGGTAAGCGTACTCCTATCACTTGGAAAGGCAGAGAAGCCTCCCTAGAAAGTCATGGCACTAGGACTACACGTCCTGGTGCTGATAAATGGAAGGTGGTCTATTCTGATCAACGAGCCAAGAAAGGTCGTACACGACGTGCTGGTGAACGCAGACAAAGCCTGACTATTGAAGACTATAGAGATTTTGCTAAGCGCAATGGCTATAGTCTAGCAGAAGCTGATAGACTGTACAAAGTCAATGAGACTAAATTGTCAGGTGTACAGAGAGGTCGGAACATCCTATCTAAAGCTAGGAACTTTCAAAAGCTTATCTATGAGCATCTTTCTCCTCAAGTCGGTAAGAAGTATGGTGGTGTTGAACACTACCGTAACATTGTCTTGATGGATGATAAGACTAATACGGCTAAGTCTGATAAGATGCCAAGAGCTAAGACTTTACAAAAACTTGGTATCCCACTAAGTAAACAATCTGCTTTACAGAAAGACTTTGCTGGTGAAAAAGTTACACCTGCTAAAGTCAGGAGAGCTGAAGTTCTAAAAGATATCTCTAAACCTGGCACTGAGTCTGCTCGAACAGTTAATGCTAGAATTGAAGGTAAACGTGCCTCCTTAGGTAGCACAGGGTCTGGTGTTAGCACCAAACCTAACAGNTCCCTAACCATGGGCAATAAGCCTTCTCTGTCTAANGTAATTAAAACTATGCATGGTGGCAGAGCTATTATGCATCATAGTCCCCTTGGAATGCCAATCTACGTACCATGATCGTATTCGATAAAGTATTACAAAAGTGGGTTCCTCTTAAAGAGTCATCCACTCCTATCTCAAACCCGGTGCCTGCTCCTAAAGGGAAGCGCTAATCGGTCCCTAGGAGCCTCTACATGGGGCTCCTAACCCTATTTAGGTACATCCATGCCAAGAACGAAAAACAACACCCTTACAGACGATCCTGTAACCTTACTTAGAGATGACTTTA